CCTTGATGCATGGCTCAAGACATGTGAAGCAGCATCAGCGCCCACCCAGATATTTCGCCTTGCCAACAAGGCGGGCCCTGTTGGCTTCACAGAAGTGACTGGCCCGAAACAGACTGTGGGAGCGGGCCAGTCTCTCCTGTGAGGTATTCACTGCCTGCCTTGATGCATGGCTCAAGACATGTGAAGCAGCATCAGCGCCCACCCAGATATTTCGCCTTGCCAACAAGGCGGGCCCTGTTGGCTTCACAGAAGTGACTGGCCCGAAACAGACTGTGGGAGCGGGCTTGCCCGCGATGCGCCGCGCGGGCGGCGCTCGATCTCACAGGCGCTGAAAACCTCAAGGCATGCACATCTCACAAGCGCTGAAAACCCCAAGGCATGCACATCTCACAGGCGCAGAACCCCCCAAGGCATGCACCTCTCACAAGCGCTAAAAACCTCATGCCCTGCACTAATGCCCCCCACGCACCTCCCGCACATAATCCTGACAAGCCCGCAACGCAATCAGCCCCCGGTCCCCTTCATCGGTAATGGCGACAATTCGTCGAGCATGCGCCGGCTCAAGTCCGGCGCGTACGGTTGCATGATCCACGCCGCCGGCGCCGGCGGTGGCTGGCACTGCGCCGCAGACGGCGCCGCGTTCGACCAGGACCGACAGGCGCAGATCGGCAGTAGCGAGGCGATCACGCAGGCGAGCCTGAGACTGTTGCGCATCGGCAAGCTCCTTGAAATGACGCGTTTCACTTTCCCCCAGGCGTTGTTCGAGCGCCTGGCGTTGCTCACGTTCGGCAAGCAGCTGGCCAGCCTCGGCAGCCGCCCGAGCTTGCGCCAGCTGCGCCAAAACTCGCCCGTAACGCCAGCCCTGAACCTGCCAGGCCAGCGCGACGGACACCACCAGCAAGAGCCCACCAAGGCCAAGTTGCAGTCGGCTCAACACAACACCTCACGCGCCCGCGCCCAGAGTTTGAGACGGTCCTCCAGCCCATTGAGCCCACCATTGATGTGACGCGTGATGCGGTTGAACTCGCCGCGGTCCGCCAGGGCATTGAGCCCACGCGAATGCCAGAACCACGCCGCTGACTCGCAAGCCCAGCGCGGCTGTTCGAGCAACTGCGGCTGCGCCAGCAGGCGCTCGTCGCCGAACAGTGCACGGCTGCAGGCTTGATAGTTGTTGCGCCCTGTCACCTGGATCAGGCCGCGCCCGCAGTACAACTGGCCATCGCCATCGGCCTGCGGCGTGTTGCCCAGGCGCAAGGCCAGGCTGCCGGTGTCGTAACGCGCCAGGTAACGGTCACTGCCCAGCTCTTTCACATAGCGGAACTGGCCGGACTCATGGCCGACCTGTGCGATGAACGCTGCCACACGCCTGGGGTTGTCGATTTCCCAGCGTGGCAGGGTGGCGTTCAGTGCCGAAAGAAAAACGCCCGCAACAGGGCGGGCGTTCGGCAGAATCTGCAGCAATTGCGTTTCGGTGAGCATGTCTGACACTCCTTACAGTCAAGCCTTGATCGCGGACTGACGACGGGGCGCCGGCCCTTTCGCCTGCACCTTGCCCGCCTTGCCGCCATTGCCCTGCACCGTGGTGCGCCAGCCTGAGCCGGTGAACACCTGCTCCACCGAATCGATCTGGTATTGCCCGTCAAGGCCCTCGACAAAGCCCTGCAGGTCGATACTGCGTTCGGCAAACAGGTCGGTACGCCCCGGCAGGTCCAGGCGCACCTGGGCGGTGTCGCGGTTGAAGCTGGCCAGGCGGGCCTTGGCCGCCTGCTCGGCAGCAGCACGGTTGGGGTAAAGATGACGGTCGGTGTGCACCGGTCGCTGGCCTTCGACGGCCTCGTCGTTGACCAGCTCGATGGTCTTCGACTCACCACTGGCGGGGTCCAGATGACGGGTGCGCACGGCTTTGCGTGCCGCTTTGTCATCGAGGCGAAAATGCCACTGGCTGACCTCGTTGCGGGCGATGCCCACCACGCCCAATGCTTTGCCACTGGCGCTCTGCCCGGCCTGACGCGGTAGCACCAGCAGCTGCCCGTCGGCGAGCTTGGCAGTGCAGTCGTACTGGCGGGCCAGGCGCGTGATGAAATTGAAATCCGACTCGTTGTACTGATCGACCCGTGGCACCTGAACGAGCACCGGGCAAACCACCTGCCAACCATTGCGTGCACCGATTTCGGCGACGATGCGCTGCAGCGGCACAGCCTCCCAGCTGCCACTGCGAATGGTCCTGCCACTGCCACGCAGATCACTGGCCTTGCCGCGAATCACTAACGTATCCGGCGGGCCGGACAGTTCGACTTCATCGACGGTGTAACGCCCCAGCCGGGTCAGCGGCTGGCCGGCGTAGCCCAGATGCACCTCGATCAGCGCACCGCGCGCCGGCAATGCCACAGCGCCGTCGCGGGCGTCGATGCGCAGCTCGAAGTCATCCGATTCCATGCCCGGTTTGTCGGTGGTGCGCAGCAGCAGCAGGCGGTCATTGATCAGCGCCGTAATATCCTTGCCATCGGCCTGGATGCGAAATACCGGTTGCATGGCATCAGCCCCACAGCTGCACGACGTTGGCCGCAGCCGGCGCCAGCGTGGGCAAGCGGATCGTCACACCGCTGCGAAACGGCTGGGCTTCGTCAGCCAGGCCCTGGTTGGCTTGCAACACCGCCTCGACGCTACCGTCGAGGTGGCCGTAGTAGTGGTGGCAAAGGGTATCGAGCACATCACCCTCAGACGTTTTGCAGGTCTTGTCCATAACTGACGAACTCCAGTGAGAATCCTTGTTTGCGGGGAATGCCGCCGGCCAGCAAGGCGCCCTGCTCTTCCTCGATGCTGGTCAGGCACCAGGTGCCGAGTACTTCGCCGTAACCTGTGGTCAGCGACAGCGGCAGCAATTGGCGGCCGATACCGCGCAGCGCCTGCAGCTGGCCCAGCCCACCCTTGAAACCAGGGAAGATGGCGCCACGGATGTTGATGCTTTCTTCACCCAGGCTCACCGCCTGCTGGGCGTTCTCGCGGCTCAGGCGCTCTTGCCCGGCCCAGCGAAAACGCGTTTGCCGGCGCAGCTGGTCGAAGGCAGCGGTGTCGAGGTTGAAGTAGTACGGCGCTGCGTTGGCCTTGAGTGGCTGCAGTACCAGCAGGTGCGGGAATGGCCTGATCGCCTCTGCCGCTGGCGTTACCTGCGGCGCGAAACCGAACGTCGAAAGCACCCCGTTGGCGACTGACCGCACATCGCCGATCGCCCGCCGAATGGCCGCTCCAGCCTTGCCCAGGTGTTCGGCGAAGGCATCGACGCGCTCACGCACCTTGCGCACCACATCGAGGGTCTGGTCGTACTTGGCGATCACCTTGTCGACACGCTGCCTGGCCGACTCGATGGCGCGCATCGTGCGTTGCAGGCGCTTGCCGATTTCCGGGCCGATCCATGGCAGGGCCTCAAGCTCGCTGGCCGCCGCCTGGGCATGGCCGACCGCCTGGTTCATCGGGTCGAGCATGGCGTCGGCACGCCGACGCCCCTCCTCGCCCGCCTTGACCAGCGCATGCAAACCGCCTTGCAACTGTTCCAGGTAGGTCATGTGTCCTCCTCATGGCTGTGGTTGATCGGCCATCTGCACCGAGCGCGCCTGACGCATCAGGTCGTCGAGCACGCGGCGGGCGATGGCTTCCAGTTGTTGCAGGGTGGTCGGGTCGTCGAAGCTGTTGTTGAAGGTCACCGGCATGTTTGCGGTGAAGGTGAATTGCTGGTTTATCGGGGCAGGCAATGCAGCACCGGCGGGCGTGGGAGACGACGACTGCAGCGCAGCAGGCGGTTCTGGCTCCGACACCGGGTGCTTGCCTGGAGGGCTGCTCTCCATGCCAAGCGCTGTGCCGACGGCCTTGCCTAGCCAGCCGCCAAGGCTCTCGCCCCCCATGCTGCCCAATGCCCCACCGAGCAGGCCTCCAATCGCCGTACCGATCACGGGCACCACCGAACCGATCGCGGCACCGGCGGCAGCGCCGGCCAAGGTGCCGCCCAGCCCGCCGACTGCACTGCCGTATCCCGCCATCTTCTGCACGGGCGTGGCATCACTGCGATAGGTCTGCGCCAGTTGCACAGAGGTATCCAGCAACGCGCCAACAGGCACGCGCTTGAGCAAGGCCTTTGCGGCACCTGGACGGGTAATGCTTTCTGGCGGGACCGGGGAAGAGGCAGGGACAACGCCGAAGCCCTGCCCTGACGAAGCAACAGCGGCGACACTTGTCAGCATGCTGAATGCGCCGGAGATGGATGGGTCAGGCGGCGTCGGCACTCGCGTAACAAGGCTCTCCTGCACGTGCTCGACTGACTTGCCTACCTCGCCACGATCGTCGCCGCTGGCATCGGCATCGGCATCGCCCCCCGTCTGTGCAGCTGTGCCCTGCGCCGGCCGCTCGGGACCGTCCTGGTACATCACCAGATCAAACAGGCGCCCCCCGAGCAGTTCACCCGCCCATTCACCCAAGTGGCCACCGGCGACGGCGGCATATTCCTGAACATCCTTGTTCTTGGTGAATACCGCCGCTAACGAAGCCCCCAGAAGCGTACCGCCCAGCTCACCCGTAGCCGCTCCGATACCCTTGGCCTTCGCCTCGGGTGTCTCGCCTTCGACCCAGGCCTTGCCCACCGAAATACCGGCGTTGAACGTGCCTGACTTCAACCGGCTGCTGACTGCAGCCTGTACGCGCTGCTGCTTCTCAGCCGGCAACCGACTGCCAACCTCGTAGGCCGTGCGCGCCGCCACGATCGCGCCTGCACCGAGCACCGAGGTCGCGACCTTGATACTGTCAGCCGTCGTTCTGGGAGTACGTGCGGGTTTCTCCGATGAAGCATGGGGCGCTTGCGAGGGCGGATCGCTTGTGGTCTTCGACGACACCAAAGCTTGCGGCTGCCCTTGCAAGGTCAGTGGCTTGAAGCGTGCCAGCCCGGCGATGACCCGATCCAGCATCAGATAGTGCTGACGCAGACGGCCTACTACGCTGGCTTCGATGGCCAGCCGGGCAATCTGCCCGTCATGTTGCTGCTCCTGATCCAGCGCCAGCTGGCGTTCGACCTGGCGTACCTTGCCGAGCTCCAACCCCAGGCGGATCACCTCGCCGATGAGCCTGCCAAGCCGGGTGCCATCGGCCTGCCTGCGCAGGCGTTCGACATCCCGGCGCAACTGCTCGATGGCATTGCCCAAGGGGTTGATGACGGTGACGCCGAGCCCGAGGGTGAACACCTGTGTGTTCGCCATAGGTTCCTCCTTGTCACGGCGCGAGCCACCAGACCATGTCGCTGTACGACATGGTCATGATTTCGCTCGCGGAAAAGTTCAGCTCCTTGGCCAGCCGCTTTGCGGCGGCCTTCTGCCGGGCCGGGTCAAAGTTCGTCGTCCTGCACCAGGCGAAAGTAGCCGCTCTGCAGGCGGCCATAGTCTTTCAGGGCAAGGCCTTCGAGGTCTTTGATACCCACCTCGGCCAGCGACGCGAACAGGTTCAGTTCACGCTGCTCGTCATCGGCTGCACCACCGGCCTGGGCGTTGCGGATATCGCGCACGGTCGGCGCCCGCAACGACAGGCTGTCGACCTGGATGCCATTGGCCTCGCTCGGGCGCGACAGGCGCACGGTGACGCGGTCGGCATTCAGGGTCAGCCATTGCGGCTGTTTTTTCGCTTGAGCCATGGTCCCCCCCCTTACAAGCCGAGCGCAGCGCGCTGGGCGGCCAGTTGGTCGACACCATCGATCACGCGCTTCATGCCCAACGCGTCGATCTCGTAGATCAGGCGGCCATCGACTTCGAGCTTGTAGTAGGTCAGGCCGACGCTGTGCTTGATCTCGGCCTTGTCGCCGGACTTCCAGTCGCCCATGTCGATTTCCTTCAGGGTGCCACGCAGGGTCACCACCACCGGATTGATCTTGCCTTTGAGGCCCTTGAAGGCGCCGCGGAAGGTGCCGTTGAAGCCGCTGCCATCGGCCAGGCCGAAGAATTTCAGCGCTTCACGGCGCAGGCCAGAGGTGGTGAAGGCCGCTTCCTGTTTCTCCATGCCCAGGTCCATCTCGACTGGCATGTCCAT